ATTATTACAGTAAATGAAATACTGAATCGAGTCGCAGCAGAGGTCGGCATTGCGCCGGTTAATGATCCGTTTGCAAGCGCCAATGCCTCTTTTATTCAAATGCGGTATTTATTGAATACAGCAGGGGAAGAATTACAACAAGCCTATCCTTGGGAAGCATTAACGCGACAACATGCAATTTTGACGGATAGTAATAATAACGGCTCGTTTCCGTTGCCTGATGATTTTGGCTATTTAGTTAATCAAACCGGCTGGGAACGCGCACAAAGCACGCCGCTCGGTGGCCCTTTATCGGCGCAAGATTGGGCCTATCTAAATAGCAGCGGCACGCAAAACGAAAGTTTATTTGTCAGCTTTCGTTTTAAAGAAGGTAAGTTTTGCACATACCCTAGCCCCGCGCCGACTGGCCTTGATATAAACTTTGAGTACATAAGTTGTAACTGGGTTACTGATGGTGGCGAACCGGCAATTTATCGATCAGCAGTGCAGCTAGGCAGCGATAAGCCTATGTTCGATAAGACGCTAATTACACGATACGTGAAACTGAAATATTTAGAATCAACGGGTTTTGATACGACAAAAGCACAAGATGATTTTACGCAAACTTTCAATTTTCTGACTGGCTTTGATAAAGCAGCGCCGATACTTAGCATGGCAGGTCGCAGATCAAATCCATATTTGAGCGCGGTCAATATTCCTTCTAACAATTACGGTATTTAGGGCCAGATTACAAGACCGGCCACAAAAAACAACAACATCGTGCGTTATCCGGCACCAAATAGCGGCATTGACTCTCGCATTGCATTGACGGAAAGTTCGCCTAAAAACTGCATTTACACATATAACTTAGTGCCGTATGAATATGGTATGTCAGTGCGAAAAGGCTATCGAGAATGGCAGAAAAACGCGAGTGAAGGTGAAAGTGTTGGGATCCACACGATCATACCTTTCGATGGTGTTTTAGAAAATGGTGATGATGATCGATTGTTTGCAGTAACAAATGAGGGCATTTGGGACGTATCGGAAATAGGCAGCACGCCCGTTTTAAAGTTTACATTCGTCGATCAGCAAATTGATGCAGGTTACGGCGTTTACTCGCATTTTGTCGGTAACGATGGAAATGACCGGCTTTTCTATGCAGACAATCGAAATGGCTTGTTTGAATACGATGTTACAGGTGATTTATGGCAACAAGCGCAAGGCATTACGGGGCCGGTCGTTGAAAATATTCGATTTATCGTTTCGCATAAACAACGAATTTGGCTGATAGAGGAAGATTCAACGAAGGCTTGGTATTTGCCGGTTGGCTCTATTGCAGGTGAAGCGCAGGAGTTCTTTTTCGGCGGTAAATTCCGGCATGGCGGCAATCTGGAAGGGCTTTTTAACTGGTCAGTAGATGGTGGCGATGGTTTAGATGATTATCTAGTTGCAGTTTCCAGAGCAGGTGATGTTTTGCCTTATCAGGGCGCTGATCCGTCAACCGCCGACACTTGGAATTTAGTAGGCACATATTACATTGGACAAGTACCAAAAGGCCCACATTTCGGATCGGAGCACGGCGGCGAACTTTTTCTATTGTCGAAGTACGGCATAACTTCGCTAAACGATCTATTGCAAGGCGTCGATACAACCACGTTGCAAGCCGGTATTGATGCGTCCAGCTTGTCCGGCAAAATCACATCGCTTTTGCGCGATAGGCTTGATCTATCGATTAGCAAAAACGGATGGAAAATCAGCACAATTCCAAGCGAGGGCGGTTTGCTAATTAGCTCGCCTAAAATTGGTAGCGGCGACAATATTCAGTTTTATTACAATTTCAGCACACGCGCATGGGGATTGTGGCGCGGCTTGCCCATTGAATCATTTGATAATTATGCAGGTAATGTCGTATTCGGTGATCCTGAAAATCGCGTATGTGTAATGGACGTAAATGTTGATGATGCGCGGCTAGATGCAGTGGAAGGCCGACCCAATTGCGACGACATAGAATTTTCCGTGCTTAGTTTCTACAACCCTCTTGATAGTGCCGGATCATATAAACGCGTCAAAATGATACGTCCAGATTTTATAAGCGGCGGCGATGTCTCGTATGCAGTGCAAGCACGATACGATTACGATCTAGCAGAAGCATTGCGACCGTCAGCAAATCCGTCCGATTTAGATGGTAAGTGGGATTTAAGCAATTGGGATACAGCGATTTGGGGCGCGGGTGGTTTGTCACCAGTAAACGATGTTATCGGGTCATGGGGAATTGGCAGATATATCGCGGTAGCGATGAACGGTAAAACGCGAGAAGAAACGCGATTCATAGGTTGGGACGTAATATTCGATGTTGGCGGTTACATGATATGAAATTGAATATACGACCATTAATCATTGCGTATGACTGGCCTTGGATCAACGATCAGGTCGGTATTTTGCGGGTCGAAGATAGCGCGGGTTTTGTCGGAGTCGATGAAAACGACAATCGCGTAATCGCGTGCGTTCTCGATAATTTTACGGCAAACAGCGTGCAAGCCCACTTCATTTGTGTGAACAAAATGGCGTTGCGGCGGGGCTTTTTAGAGACATGTTACGACATCATATTTAATGAATTAGATGTGAAATATATTTACGGATTAGTGCCAGCAGACCGCGAAAAAGCACTTAAGCTAAACGCGCACATGGGATTTACTGAAAAGACACGATTAGTCGAAGCATTCAAAGCCGGTGTTGATTACGTGCTCATGGAACTAAAGAAAGAAAATTGCAAATATATTGATCATAAAAAAGAGGTGGCTTAATGAGTAAATTAACACAAGCGGAATTTAAGCAAAAAGTCGCTGATTTAGAATCACAAATAAAAATTGCCGATCGATGGGCAAGTCATTACAGTCGCAACGACGATGGTAAAAGGATGTATCGCACAGGTTACAATAACAGTAGCAAACGCGCCGCAGATTTGCGTGCGGAACTTGAGGCAATGACGAGCAATGAACAAGCACGCAAAGACGCGCTATTAGCAAGCCAGAATGCCCCGCCAAGCAAAAGTATTACCGACACTACGCGAGACATTTTACGCGCCCAGCCAAATTACGGCGGTCATCTGGGCGGTCGGTATGGCGTACCGAGAAATCCTGATGCGCCGCCAAGTAACTATCGTCCAAATCCAATCACGCCGCGTCCTGATGCAAATCCTGATTTTAGCGATCCGCTTCAACGTGTCGTGAATCCGACAAATACGTTTTTGCCACAGCAATTAGAACGAGGTGGCTTGCCTGATCCCGTAACAGATATTCGCGATTTAGTCGGTAATCCAGCGTACAGATTTATGCTTGAGCAAGGCTATGGTGAGACGCCAATTTCGCAAGCGTTACGGTCTGGCAACAACACTCAAGGGGGACAAAATGGGTAAAAAATCAGGGCCGGATACAGAGGGCGCAGCACGCGCACAAGGTATTGCTAATCGCGAGACAGCACGCGATATGACGTATGCAGACAGACCCGATCAATACAATCCTTTTGGGTCGTTAAAATGGACAACGCAAGAGGCTATTGATCCTGCGACTGGCGAAAGTGTAACTAAGTGGGTGCAAGAGCAAGAATTGAGCGATAGTGTTCAAGGCTTGTACGACTCTACGTCTGGCATAATGCAGAGTCGCAATTTATTAGCCGGTGGCTTAATGGGCAGAATGTCTGACGAACTAGGCAGTGCGCCAAATTGGGATCAGTTTGGTGATGTCGTGGGTATGGATTATGACCCATCTCAATTACGCGCAGCAGCAGAAGATGCAGCGTATCAGCGCGACACAATGCGTCTTGATCCTCAAATGGCGTCACGACAAGAGCAGCTAGAAATTAAATTGCGTAATCAGGGTTTACGAGAGGGCGATCAGGCTTATGACTCAGCAATGCAGTCGTTCGGTCAAGACCGTTCAGATGCCTATGAACGCGCAAGATTAGGTGCAGCAAGCGAAGGCAGAACGGAAGCGCAACAAATGTATAATCAACAAAAAGGATCGTCGGAGTACGCAAATCAATTGCGACAACAACAAATTCAGGAATATTTAGGACAACGTAACTATTCGTTGGAGACCATCAACGATCTGACTGCGAATCAAGGCGTAGCAGACATACTTAGCGCATTTAACGGGTGATTGTATGTTTCAAGATTTTAAAAAAGCTACAAATTATGTAAACCCCGATCTGGTGCAAGCCGAGCTTGAAGCGGCGAAAGCAGAAGCAACGGCAAATGCGTTAAGAAATCGCGACATTACAGCCGGTGTGGATATTTACAATACGGCAATGGGCGATTCAACGCCGATAGCCGACTTTTTCGGTATTGGTGCAGGGGCCGGTGCTACAACCGCAGCAGCAGAAGCCGGTGCAGCAACCGCAGCGGGTCTAACGTCAGCAGCAACCGCAGCGCCAGCCGCAGTCGGCATGATGACGCCAGCCGCAGCGATGACACCTGCATTGGCCGCGTCTATACCGTCAATTGCAGCGCCAGCCGCAGCAGCAGGGGCCGGTGCAGCAGGGGCCGGTGCAGCAGGAATTACCGGCGCACTGACAGCAGCCGCGCCGGTTGCTATGCCGTTACTGGCCGCAGCCGCGTTAGGCACTTTATTCGACATTTGGTGAGCACATGAACGAAGAATTAGCAGCTTTACTTCAAACCTTGCGCAGCAATTCTACTGCGCAATCGGGCCTTGCTGATCTTCAATCGCAGCAGCAAACTGCTATGGCGTTGCGTGATCAGCCGTTGGCAAACATCGATGCAACGACCGGCTATATGTCGCCGTTTGAAGCAGTTGCGACAGCGATGAAACAAAGCAAAGCACAACAAACTTTAGCGTCCGTGAATCCGCAAATTCGAGCATTGCAAAACCAGAATGCGCAAGCGCAAAACGCGGCGCAGGGTTACAAGCTAAAACGCGCATTGCAGAAAGATATCGCAGGGCAAAAAGTTGCGCAGCAAAACGCCGACACACAGCTTTTAAATATAGAAAATCAAAAAGACGTTCAAGGATTGAAGCAAAAGGAATACACGGAAAGGCAAGCATTAAAAAAAGCGAAACAAGCGTTAGATGCTAAACAGCTTACAGGCAGAACGGAGTTTTTCGACAAAGAAACGGGCGCGGGCGTTTTTGTCGGCGTGAATAACGAAGGCCAATATGTAAATGCGCAAACACGCGAACCAATTACTAATTTGGCTGATTACACAAAAGTAAAACCAAAAGAACCAAAATCTTCTAATAAATCAAAGGATGAAGTCGATCCTTTAGCGTTAGTCGCTAAACCCGATTTAATTGTGCA